CCACCCGTGCTATCGCACCGCAGATTCTTAGACATCGAAGTTTCTCTTTCCAAGAGTTCAGCCAAAGGTACGCAGAGGTTCACGATTACCCTATTCTGGGGGATATGAGGCTTGCTGGTACAACTAACCGGCAAAGCTCCCAACCGTTGCCAGAATGGAAAGAGTTGGATGCCGAGATGCAAGGAGTCATCTTTGATGCTGGGCTCTCCATATCCCGTGGCTACTGGACATATAACAAACTAATCAAGGCCGGTATCGCTGCGGAAACTGCAAGAATGGTATTGCCGCTTTGCTGTCCAACCACCTTGTACATGAGTGGCACGATACGGTCTTGGATTCACTACGTGCAGCTCAGGACGCAGGAAGATACCCAACTAGAGCATAGGGAGATAGCAGAGTCCATCAAGGCGCTGATGGCTGAACACCTGCCGATAACGATGGGAGTTTTGTCGTGAAAACTAAACACCCACTGGTTGCATTTTGCGATTCTGGACTGAAGGCAATACATGCCATGCGGGATGGTAAAAAAGTCAGGAGACCGCCACTACCTGAAAACGCTTATTACTACATCAAAGATAAATCATACTGGTACTTTGATGGACACAATCACATGCAAATAGTTCTTGACATAGAAGGCCTTGAACCGGGAGCGGCTTACTACTGGTATCACTTATCTGCACAACTGACGGTGTTTACGGACTGGGAGATAATCGAATGAGATTTGGGGAAGTGATACAAGCCTTGATGGCTGGTGGTGGGAATGCCGTATGGCGGCAGGACTGGGGTGGGCAAGTATTCTTGCGCTACTCGGAACTTTGGAACGCTTTTGAAGTTCACACAACCGGGGAAGCGGTACGGCAGATGGACGAACTGACATTGTCCCCTGGTGATTTGTTTGCTACCGACTGGGCAGTAGTTGTACTTGATCCGCGAACCGGGGAGGTTGCCAGATGATACCTTTTGCTATTGGTGCTTTGGTGGGGGCTGGATGCGTGGTGGTATGGTCGGAACTCTATACACGCTGGCTGTATAACGATGTAAAGAAGCAGGCTAAAAAGCAAGGCATCAGCAAAGAAAAGATGCGCGCTGCTATGCTCTGGGCTACCAGCGCGGAGCTAAGGAAGAATCTTGATGAGTAGAGTTATCAATAAAACCATTGAGCAGGTTGCAATAAACCTGCTCAAGCATCATCCACGTAACGCTAACAACGGCGATGTGGAAGCCATCAAGAAGAGCCTAGCAGTCAATGGCTGGTACGGCTCTGTGGTGGTCAACACGGGGACTAAGCACATCCTAGCGGGAAATCATAGGGTCATGGCTGCCAAGGCGCTAGGGTGGGAAACCGTACCTGTTCAATGGGTTGATGTTACACCGGAAGAAGAGCTGCGGATTCTTGTAGTAGACAACCGCACTACCCGTATCGGGCAAGATGACACGACTAAGATTACCGACATCCTTGCTGAGCTTGCGAATACACCTATCGGCTTGGATGGTACAGGGTATGGTGCTGCCGACCTTGATGCTTTGATTGATGAACTGGCGGGTATGACTGAGCCTGCTGAGTTGCTAACCGATCCAGACGAAGTGCCGGAGGAAGTCGAGACACGATGCAAACCGGGAGACCTTTGGATTCTTGGCAGGCATCGATTGCTTTGCGGTGACAGTACTAAGACTGATGATGTAGCACGGCTGATGGATGGTGGCATCGCACAACTCATACACGCCGACCCGCCATATGGCATGGGTAAAGAAAACGAAGGCGTGGAGAATGACAACCTATACGCCGATAAACTTGACTCATTCCAGATGGATTGGTGGCGAGCGTTCCGCAAAGCACTAACCGACAACGGAAGCGTTTACATTTGGGGTAACGCTGAAGACCTCTGGCGGTTATGGTTTATCAACGGATTAAAGGACAGCGAACGGTTCACCTTCCGTAATGAAATCGTTTGGCAGAAGAACCAGGCGCAAGGACGGATGAGCGATAGACATCGACAATATCCCACTGGAAGCGAGCGATGTTTATTCTTCATGATTGGCGAGCAAGGATTTAACAACGACTCAGATAACTACTGGGAAGGTTGGGAGCCTATCCGGCAATACTTATGCGTTGAGTGGGACAAAGTAAGCCCAAAGAAAGACTGGGATAAGCATCTCGGTAACTTCATGGGAAAGCACTACTTCACAAAATCACAATGGTGTTTTCCAACAGAAGCCGAATACAAGAAACTGCAAGCCTTATCACCAAACGCATACAAGCGGGAGCATGATGAACTCAAGCGGGAGCATGATGAACTCAAGCGGGAGTTTTATGCAACCCGTGCATACTTTGACAACACACATGACAACATGACAGACGTTTGGGAATACGCAAGCGTGTCAGGTGAAGAACGTCTAGGACACGCTACACCTAAACCATTGGCTATGATTGAACGATGCATACGATCAAGCTCGGAAGAGAACGCAATCGTAATCGAACCATTCCTAGGCTCTGGTACTACATTGATTGCAGCTGAGAAAACAAACCGCAAATGTTACGGGATGGAAATAAGCCCTAAGTACTGCGATGTCATTATTCAGCGATGGGAAAACGCCACAGGGCAGAAGGCGGTGCTAGATGAAGGGTAAGCCATACAAGTACAACGAAGACGTAGTACAGCGCATCACACAGGCACTCAGGGCAGGGAATACCCGCCGTGCATCCTGCGCCTATGCTGGTATTTCTGAGGATACCTTTGCAATCTGGCTCAAGGACATTTCGGAGTTCTCGGATTCTATTAAAAAGGCAGAGGGTGATGCCGAGGTTCGGAACGTTGCTATCATCCAGAAAGCAGCTGATACGACTTGGCAAGCAGCCGCATGGTGGCTTGAACGAAAGCATAAGGCCGACTGGTCATCAAGGGTAGAGCAGACCGGCGCAGACGGTAGCCCCGTCAAGGTGATCGTAGAGTATTCGGACAAACCTCTTGCCTGATATCCGGCTGGTGTTACCAAAACCGCATGAAGCCCAGCAGGTCATCCTGCGGGAAGCCAAGCGGTACAACGTGCTTGCCTGCGGGAGACGCTTTGGAAAGACCACCCTCGGTGGAAACCTTTTATCTGACCCGGTGCTGATTGACGGCTTGCCCTGCGCTTGGTTTGCACCTACATACAGGCTCCTAGAAGAGGCATACAACGACCATAAGCGCATTTACCAACCTGTCATCCGGCGAGCTGTGCAGACTCCTGCACCGCGCATTGAACTTATAACCGGGGCGGCGATTGACTATTGGACACTTGATGACCCTAGCACGGTAGCCCGTGGCCGTAAGTACAAGCGGGTCATCATCGATGAGGCCGCCATGGCACGGCATCTAGAACAAGCCTGGACTGAAGCCATCCGCCCAACACTAACCGACTACCGGGGAGATGCTTTCTTTCTGTCTACGCCCAAGGGTAGTAACTACTTCCGCACCCTTTACAATCAGGCCGCTACCGATGCCGACTGGATGTCATGGCAGATGCCTACCACGGCTAACCCGTGGATTGATCCGGAGGAGGTAGGCAAGGCTGGTGAATCTTTGCCTAGCATAGCCTTCCGACAAGAGTACTTAGCAGAGTTCGTTGATGCAGCTGGTGCCCGTATCAAGCGGGAGTGGCTACGGTACGGCGATTGCCCTGAAGGGTTGCCTACCTACATCGGCGTTGACCTTGCCATTTCTACCAAGAGTGAAGCAGACTACACCGGGGTTGCGGTAGTGAGCCGTGGTGACGATGGGACGATTTACGTTAGAGACATCAACCGTACCCGCGCGGACTTTGCTTCCGTGCTACGCTTCATTGAGATGATGGCGGCTAAGTGGAATCCATCTATGATCGGCATTGAGCAGGTGCAGTATCAGGCGGCTGTCGTGCAGGAGCTGCTACGGCGTACCAAGTTGCCTATCCGGGGCATCCGCCCAGACCGTGACAAAGTGACCCGCTTTGCGCCTTTGGAAGCCCGGTACGAACAATCACAGGTTATGCATTGCCAAGGGCTACCGGCATACTTTGAAGACGAGCTGCTATCCTTCCCCGTTGGTAGGCATGATGACGTGGTTGATGCCCTTGCTTACGCTTGGCAGGTGTGCGGATCAAAGCGTTCTTGGGGAGCCGTCTAAAATATATACCTCTATACCCTTGCAAGATATACACGGGCGGTGTATATTATTGACATCAAGCAGGGAGATAGAGATATGAAACTGAAGACCGCAAACAAAGAGATTCGCCAAGTGTTGACTGAGGATGGCGTGGTTGTTGATGTAGCACCGGTTGGTACTTGGCAGTGTGCCGGTGA